CTTGCTTGATGGGGAACAGATTGCCAAGCTGGCACTGCCGTGGCAACGCTCAAGTGGGGTTTACTTTTTGGTACAAGATCAAGAGGTGGTGTACGTTGGGCAGTCAGTGAACATTTACTCTCGCATCGCACAGCACCCAGACAAGAAGTTTGACAAGTACGCTTTTGTACCTTGTGAGGTTGAGTTGCTGGACAAGTTAGAGTCGCTGTACATCCACACGTTGAAGCCACGCCTGAACGGTAACGTTAGCAAACAAGAGAAGAGCGCGCCAATACGATTGGACAATCTTTTGAGAATGATCTAAGGAGAAAAAATGAGCGAAGCAGAACTAAACATTTGGGAGAGGGCGCTGGGCTGGCGCAAAAGGCAGATGATCCAACGCCAGCTCGATCCCATCACAAACAAGATCAGGAACGACACGCTTGAAGAGGTGGCGAAGGAAGTGAATAACTTCAAAGCCTTCGAAAAAGACACCATGGCAAGCTTTGCCGCATACGTTCGGAGCATGAAGCGATGACGGGAACCACGGAGAAGACGGTTCAAGAGCTGGAAGAGCGCATACAGGAGCTCGAGTCAAAGCTGAAACACGCCACAGTAAAAGCCGCAAACCTAGAAAAACAAAACAAAGAATTCAAGCTAACCATCAAGGACATGGATAGAAGGATCATGAGGGGATTGAAGGACTGATTGCATACAAACACAAAGATCCGTTAAACTTTGCGTTAAAGGAGTTCAGTGATGGCAAAGAAACCAAAAGATCTTTCCAGCGACACAGTCGCCGATGTGACAGGTAAGCCGCAAACAAAAGAAGTGACAAAGATGGGCAGACCATCGGTCTACTCAGATGAGTTAGCTAACGAGATATGCGTAAGGCTAGGATTAGGTGAGAGCTTACGCAAGATATGCTTAGATGAGCGTATCCCAAGCTTGGCTACTGTGATGACTTGGTTGTCGCGCAAGCCTGACTTTCTTGAACAATACACACGCGCACGTGAAATCCAAGCAGAGACGCAGTTCGATGAATTGATTGACATTGTTGACCAGCACCCTGATCTGGCTCACGTTGTTGGCAAGGATGGTGAGCTGGTCGAGGTCAAGTTCGACTCCTCCTACGTGCAGTGGATGAAGCTTCGGGTCGACACCCGTAAGTGGACAGCCGCTCGTATGGCGCCTAAGAAGTACGCTGAGTACAAACAACCCGAGGAGAAGGTCGACACAATGGTCATAGACGGCGAGATTAAGAACGTCATGGACGTGGCGATCAAGCGCCTTGAGCTAATCAGGATCGCTGAATGAGCGAGGTCGTTGACCAAGACGTTCTGGACATCCTTGCTGACCCGCAGATCCGCAAGAGCTTGGGCCCCTACCATGCGATGGCATACGCCAGACGCGCCAAATGGCTCTCAGGGGCGTTCAATCATCAGAAGCTACCCCAAGGTACATATTGGTCTATCTGGCTCATGCTGGCTGGTCGTGGAGCAGGTAAAACTAGAACTGCCGCGGAGCAACTTTGGTGGTGGGCATGGGAGAACCCCGGCACTCGTTGGCTGGTCTCCGCCCCTACCTCTATGGACGTCCGCGGTACATGCTTCGAGGGTGAGTCAGGACTCATGGCTGTGATCCCCGACATCCTGATCAGGGACTACAACAAAGCTCTGCACGAGATCGTGCTGATCAACGGGAGCCTGATCAAAGGCATCTCAGCCTCAGAACCTGATCGTTTCCGTGGTGGTCAGTACCATGGCGCATGGCTAGACGAGCTTGCGGCTTGGGACTACCTCGACGAAGCTTGGTACAACATACAGTTCGCCGTCCGCTTAAAGAAGGAAGACGGTCGCACCCAGATCATCGCCACGACTACCCCACGACCCAAAGACCTCATTGTGGAGCTTGTAGGGCGTGAAGGAGACGACGTAGCCCTGACGACCGCATCTACCTACGTCAACCTAGCTAACCTCGCTCCTAGCTTCCAAAAGCAGATCCTGTCCTATGAAGGAACCACCATAGGAAGGCAGGAGATCCACGCAGAGCTGATAGACGCAGAGGAGTCAGGGATCGTCAAGCGCGACATGTTCAAGCTGTGGGCGCCAAACAAGCCGTTCCCTAAGTTCGAGTACATCCTGCAAAGCTACGACTGCGCCAGCTCGGAGAAGACTGTCAACGATCCGACAGCGGCTATTACCTTTGGCGTGTTCAAGCCCCTCGATGGCCCCATGTCCGCGATGGTGATCGACTGCTGGCAAGACCGCCTGCAATACCCAGACCTACGCCCCAAGGTGATTGAGGAGTACGACGTGGTCTATGGTGAGGGCAAGGACAAGAAGCGCGTTGACCTGATCCTCGTAGAAGACAAGTCCGCAGGCATAGCTCTTATACAAGACTTGCAACGTGGGCACTTGCCTGTTCGGGCGTATAACCCCGGTCGCGCAGACAAGATCCAACGTCTGAACATTGTGTCGAACATCATTGCCGCTGGGCGTGTATGGATCCCTGAGAGCAGTGTCAGGAAGGGTTACGTCAAGGACTGGGCTGAGGGCTTCGTGTCCCAGATCTGTAGCTTCCCTGACTCTACGCACGACGACTTCGTGGACGCCTGCACCCAAGGCTTGCGGTTCCTACGTGATGCTGGCTGGCTAGACATCGATGGCGCTCCGAGGGACGACTATGATGATGACGACTACTTGGATAGCGGTATGGCTAAGAAGCGCGAGAACCCATATTCACAATGATGGACGAACGCCAACACCCAAGGTATCATTGGGCTAACAGCAACTCAGCGGGATAAGCCATGGCTGACGAAAACAAACCAGCGTTCTACCCACGAGTTGGGAACATCAAGGCAAAGAACTTCAAGTCGGCTCAGCCAATGCCGTTCATTGATGACGAACGTGCGATGGAACTTCCGCAGTACAGCGAGGTCATTCCTAAGTTTGGAAAGGTTGACCTCAGCGTCCCTACCAAAGAGAACCTAGAGCTGAACAGGCGCATCACACAACGCGATGCTGACCTCATGCGTCAAGTACAGGCTGACAGGTCTTTCCCAGAGAAGCTTGCTGGTGGCTTACAGGCTGGAAGGTTGATGGGTTCAGCCCTAGCTCAATCCGTTGCTTCTATCCCTACAGCGATCACCAAGGGCAGTAAAGCCGCTGAGGACTACATCGCCGAGAATATGTACAAGCCTACACAACCCTTGGCGTATGAGTACGCAGGTGACGTAGGTGACTTTCTTGAGAAGCTTGAGACGCAGTACAAGATTCCTCCCATATTGCCCGAGGCGGTGGCTTTGCAGTACTTGACAGGCCCTGCCACAGCCCAAGCCGTAAAATCGGCTGGTAAGGGAGCAAAGGCTATTGAGCGGCGCGCAAAAAAGGTTGATGGCGGTAAAGTCAACATCTCCAACAACCCAGACATCATGATGCTGGAGCTGGGCAACAGGCGCATGAAAGCAGGCGGCGTAGTTCGTATGGCAGGCGGTGGTGATCCATTAAAAGTATTGCGTGGCAACATCTTGGCTGGCGCTAGTTGGAACAGCTTGAACCAAACGCTTGGCAACCAACTGACCCAGCTTAACGGTATGCCGACATTCAACACTTCTGTCGGCGGTGCTACAACTGCGGACACTTACAAGCAGTTGATTGACTTCATCAATGCTGGCGGATCTTTTGATCCCAATGCCATTGTGTATTTGCAGACAGGTGGCGTGGACTTCTTAAATGGCGTACCCAAAGATCAGATTGCAAACAACATAGATCAAATTCTTACGATCCTAGAAAACCAAGGCGTGGACGTTGTGTTGACTGGTGCACCTTTTGCAACATCCATGAATGATGTGGTCAGCAACAACTTTGATCCAACCATGGATCCGTTGTTCCAAAACGTCGCCAGCAGGCATCAGAACGTAGCTTTGGTTGGCTCAATGGGTGACATCTTGCAGGACAAGAGCTTACTGTCAGATAACTTGCATACAAACGAGCAAGGAACCATAAGGTACAACAATGACGTGATTGGGGCATTAGCTCAATTCACTCAGCCCAATCAAAATACTTTTAACAACGTGTCACAGCAGAGTGAAAAGATTACGCAACCAAACACACCAATTGAGTACGGAACTTTTACCAAGTCTGAGCCTGCTGGAGTTGGTCAATTCAGTGATCCACAAAACACAAACGCTGATACCGATGCTCAAATTCAAAAGCTAAATGCTTTGAACGAGCAACAATCGTACACACCTATTCCGCAGAATCTTGAAGAGATTACGCAGATAGGCAAATCAACCAAGCAGGTTCCTCCGATTGAAGCGGCTGTAACGCCTTCAGTGCCTCAAA